TCTTAATTCACATAAAGGGTACTCAGTAAACTGGGTACTCTTTTTCTTACTACTTGGAGATTATTATGGCTTACGGAAAAATGAAGAAGAAAAAGAAAAAGATGAAAGGAAGAGACTCACTTAAAATTAAATACTAATCATGTCTGTAGCTGCAACCACTGAACTGGAAAGCATCAACATTATGTTGGCTGCTATAGGAGAAGCTCCTATTAACAGTCTTACAGGAACACTTCCTGTTGATGCTCGTCTAGCACAATCAACTCTTACTGAAGTAAACAAAGAAGTTCAATCAGAAGGTTGGTCTTTCAATACGGAAATAGATGTCACTCTCACAAGAAATGGATCTAAGCAGATCTCATTATCTACTGATACCTTAAGGATTGATCCTAATATTCATCAACACCCTACGATTGATGCGATACAACGTGGATTGAAGCTATATGACAGACTGAATAATAAGTTTGAATTTGATGAAGATCTTATCTGTACTGTGGTTTATTTCAGAACCTTTGATGAGATACCAGAACCTGCAAGAAGGTATATAACAATCAAGGCTGCTCGTATCTTTGTAGATAGATTAGTCAGTGATGATGGATTAAGAACATATACACAACAGGACGAAGTAAGAGCTAGAGCTATACTGATGGAAACAGACTTAGCTAATGGAGATCATAATCTTCTCAGAGGAGATCCATCATTAACAAATGTCTTTGATACTTACTCACCAGCAAACGCATTAATTAGATAACAATGGCAGTTATATCTAAAGCAATACCAACCTTATTAAGAGGGGTCTCACAAGCTGCTGACAATACTAAACAAGCTGATCACGCTGATATACAAGACAATGCTGATAGTAATCCTGTTACAGGTCTTACAAAGCGTTCTGGTTTGCAATATATAACTAATCTCAGCACCTCATCTTTAGGTAATGTTCATATACAAACTATTAATAGAGATTCAAATGAAAGGTATGTAGCAATATTTAGTAATGGTGATGTAAAAGTTTATGATGTTTTAGATCCTACGAATAATATAACAGTACATAAACCAGACGGAACAACATATCTAAATACTACTGATCCTAGAAGTGTAATGAAGACTGTAACTATTGCTGATTTTACTTTTGTTGTTAATACAAGTATTACAACAGCAATGGATACTACACAAACAAGCTTGGCAAATTCTGATATAACACAAGCTATTGTTTTTATTAATCAGGTTTCAGATAAGACTACATATTCTCTAACAGTAGATGGAGTAACAGTTACTGATGACACCTCATCAGACTCTACACTTAGCACTACACAAGTTGCTACTGGTTTAGTATCAGGACTTAATTCAGGTCTTACAGGTTTTACTATTGCTCAAAATGGTCCTGTAATTCATATCAAAAAGACAAATGGCAATGATTTTTCTATTGATGGTACTGACACTCAGGGTAATACCCAGATGACAGTAGTAAAAGATAGTATTCAAAGATTTACTGACCTACCAAGAGTCTCACCTCATGGATATGTAGTTGAAGTAAAAGGTGATGAAGATACAAACTTTGATAATTACTACGTTAAATTTGTAGGTAATAACGCTACAACAGATGGGGTATTAGAAGAAGGACAGTGGGAAGAATGTGCAAAACCAGGAATAGAATTTAAATTTGATTACAGCACTATGCCACATGTTTTAGTAAGACAGGCAGATGGTAATTTTAGATTTGCAAGAGTTGATGGTGATAGTTATACAGCAAGTGGACAATCTTTTAATTTACCTAAATGGGGAGAAAGAACTGTTGGTGATTCAGATTCAGCACCTAACCCTTCTTTTATCGGTAGTAAAATAAATAATGTTTTCTTTTTTAGAAACAGACTTGGATTTTTAGCTGATGATAATGTTGTTTTATCAAGAGCAGCAGAGTTTTTTAACTTCTTCCCTGAAACTGTGTTATCTGTTATTGATAGTGAACCGATAGATGTAGCAGCTTCCCATACTAAAGTATCTATACTAAGGAGTGCTGTAACAATAGAACAGGAACTTATATTATTTTCAGACCAGACACAGTTTGTCCTATCTTCATCAACAGATAATTTAACACCAAGAACTGCTAACGTAACAGTCTTAACTGAATTTGAATCTGATAATGATGCACAACCTGTAGGTGCTGGTAGCAGTATTTATTATTTATCAAAGAGAGGATCTTTTGCCAACATAAGAGAATATATATATCAAAGAGATCTTGTTATCAGAGAGTCTAGTAATATCACTGTTCATGTACCAAAACTAATACCAAGTAATATATTTAAATTTGCAGTCTCTACAAGTGCAGATGTTTTAGTTTGTCTTGGTACAGATGAACCTAATAAGCTATATATCAACAGATGGTTATATGGTCAGCAGTATCAGAAGATATTAAATAGCTGGTCTACTTTTACAATCAATGAGAATAGATCTATTAAAAATGTTGATTTTATTGGTAGTGATTTGTTTTTAGTAATAGAAGAAGCTAATGGTATAACACTGGAGAAGATACCTTTTGAAAATCAGTTCACTGAAACTAACGCTACATTTGAATATCGTTTAGATCATAAGGTTACAGAAGCTACTACTGGTGTTTCTGTTGCTTATAACTCTTCTACTGATACTTCTACCTTCACTGTGCCTTATAGGTTAAGAGCCAATATGAATGTTGTTGGCAGGTTTTTAGGTACTGGAGAAACAAGTACTTTTGTAAATCAACAAGGCACAACTCTAACTTTAAAACCAGGACAACTTATAGCAACAACAAACTCTACAGATGGTTCAACAGCTACTATTACAGCAACAGGAGACTATAGAAATAGTAAGTTTATAATTGGTGAACCATACGAAATGCACTATAGGTTTAGTCAACAAAGAATGACTGCTGGCAGTGGAGGACAGGCAGGTGGTGAGTTTCTCTCTGGTCGTTTACAACTGCATCATTTCTATATCAAGTTTGAAGATACAGGATTCTTCAAGGTAGAAGTCACTCCTGATAATAGAGATACAAGCACACATAAATTTACTGGTAGGTTCTTAGGTGCAGCAAGTAGCACTATTGGATCAGTAAATCTTGAGTCTGGATCATTTAAAGTTCCTGTGATGAGTAGAGCAGACAGAGTAAATATTGATGTAAAAAACGACACATTTTTACCTACAACATTGGCTAGTGCTGAATATGAAGCTATGTTTCACATGAAGAGTAGACGTATTTAATGGGGCATCTAAGAAAGGCTACATTTAAAGATCTTAAATATGTAGCTAAAAATTTAAGAGAGATTGATAAGGTGGAAGCATTTTATCAAACAGGACAAGAACCCCTACAAGCACTACAGTTTACCTATATTTGCAGTAAGGTGAATATGACTATAGCTGATGATAATGATGCTCCTATAGGTCTTTGTGGAGTAGTTAGAGGTGGTGTTATATGGATGGTTGGAACAGATAGCTTATTTGAAAATAAGAAATATAGAATACAACTAATAAGAAAAGGTCGAGAATGGGTAGATAACCTGTTGAAATCTTACAAAGTCTTATATAATTTTGTATATGCAGAGAATCATTCTGCTATCAAATGGTTAAAAGCTCTTGGATTTACCTTTATCAAATATCATGAAGAATATGGTATGCAGGGCAAACCATTCTACGAATTTCTGAGGATCGCATAGATGTGTGTTGCAGCATTTACAGCATTAGGAAGTGCAGGGCCACTGTTTGCAGCATCTTTAGGTCTTAACTTAGTCAGTGGTCTTGCACAAAGATCAGCAGCACAGTCAGCAGCTAACCAAACTTACAGAGCATCGGTAATAGCAAACAGGTCAGCAGAACAGGCTTTTGCAGCACAGCAGGAAGCGTTGGCAGCACAGTTAAGAGAATCAAGAGCATCAAAGGCACAGGAAAAACAAGCAGCAACTATCAGAGGATTGCAGGCAAAAGGAGCTATAAAGGCATCAGGTAGAGCAGGTCTTACTGTTGATCTGTTATTACAGGATCAGGAACGACAGACAGCAAACTTTAGAGAATCTATAAACCAGGCACTTGAATCAGCAAGCAGACAATATACAAGGAATGTACAGGGTTTAACAGCAGATAGAGATAATAGACGTAATCAGCTACAGAGTAATATTAATCAGGCATATAACGAGATTCCTACACTTGGATCAGTTTTGTTAAATACTGCTGTTTCAGGTCTTAGCTCGTATGCTTCTCTTACAGGTGGTCTTGGTGGTGTAGGAGGTTCAACAGGAGGAACACAAGCATTAGGTTTAGGCACAGCAACTACCCCTGGTAGGTCTGTTTATTTCGGTTAATTATGACTAACAGTTTTCAAAGCACAGCTTTTCAATCCTCTGCAAGTCCTGTAGATACTTTTGTACGACCTCCCAGTGTTCAGCCTAAAAGTGGTATTGAGTCCTTAGCTGAAACACTTGCTGCTGTAAATCCTAATCTTCAGAAGTTTATTGGTACTAAGATTGAACAAGAAGCAGAAAAAGAAGCACAAAAAGCTGTAAATGATGCTTTAGATGGAGATATAAATGATTTTGAAGCTACAAGAAAAATATTAAAATCAAACAAATTAATAGGTGGTAATATTTTTT